TTTATTTTCTCCTATTTACTTATATATATTATATCGTTGTTTTTAAAAAAGTCAATGATTATTACCTAGCCCAATGCGATAGCTAGAGCTGTAGGATCGTCTGTTACAAATCCTTGAGCTGACATTAGGGTTACTACTCTTGATAATGCTGCTTTTCTATTTGTACCACCAGCACCATCATCAACTATAATTAAATCTGATGTAGTTAAACCCGCACCTATATCTGTACCACCATCAATATCTAAATCTACTAAAGGTACAACACCATCTGGGAATACAGGTGCTTGACTAAATGTTACAACTCCACTTGATGAAATTGTCATAGCATCTGCATCTGAAGCTGATCCTATTTGACCATCATCTGCTATTCTAATATCATGATTAAATACAGCAGTACCAGCATCGGACATATCTAAAGTTAATGCAGTAACAGTTGAACCACCATCAAATCCCTTAAATATCATATCTTTATCATTTACTAGAGCTGTAATATTGAAATTGTTTGAAGTTAAATCAAGTTGGGCAATATTACTAGAAGCATCATTAAGTATAAATTGTTCTCCAGTAAGTTTCATTATAACATCACCACTAGAATTAATAGTTAAATCTGTTCCGTCACCTTCAATCTTTTCTCCGTCATCACCAAATGTTAAACCAACATTAGCTGGTATATTTACATCTGTTGCAGCATCTAAATTAATATCTACTTCTGCATCAAGAGTAATATCACCAGAAGATAGTGAATCTATCTCAGCAATCTTTGGTGTAGTCAAAGTTTTGTTTGTTAAAGTATCTGTTGATATTAGAGATACTAAAGTTGAACTTGAACCTGCAGGAAGGGTAAGTGTATTTGTAACACCTGCACTATGTGGTTGGGCTATTACAATCTGTCCATGTGAGTTAGATTCACAGTTAAATTGTATAGCACCTGAATTTGTATTACCTCTAACAGTTACATGCCCTGTACCATTTGGTGCTAATTCTAAATCTGCATTAGAAGTAGTAACAATATCACTACCATTTAGATCAAGATTACCACCCAACTGTGGTGTAGTATCTTCTGATACATTTGATATTGCACTTGATGTAGCTAGTCCTGATACAACAGTTGATCTTGCAACTTTTTTAAGACCACCACCTGAAGTATCTACTGCTAAGAATACATCATCACTAGCTATTGAAGATATCTCTGATAATGAACCTACAGCAATTGAATTAAAGTTTGTACCATCTGCAATTAATAAATTACCTGCAGTATTTGTACCCATAGTAATATCATCACCTGATACTGTAAGATCTCCAGATATAGTTAGATTTCTAAGTCCAGTTAAATCTTTATTAGAATCTACTATTACTGCTTTAGATGCACTTACAGTTCCAGCTGTAATTCC